TCCCTTCCCAGAACTAAATAGAATATGTTGTGGTTTTCGTAAGCAAAGTTTGACTACTATCTGCGCTGGTACTGGAGTTGGGAAGAGCCTACTTTGTAGAGAAATGGCTCATCATTTTTTAATTAATGGACTTCGGGTAGGTTGGATTGGTTTAGAAGAAAGCAGCAAGAGAAGTTTGCAGGGCATACTATCTATTGCATTAAACAAACCATTACACCTAGACGAGAAAGCAATAGACCAGGAGGAATTAAGACAAGCCTTTGATTATTTATTTAGCGACAATAACTTTATACTGTTACAACACTTTGGTTCACTAGACCCTGACCGATTAATAGATCAGATAACATACATGGCAACTGGCGAGGAATGTGACGTTATATTCCTGGATCATATTTCCCTGGTAGTAAGTGGACTAAGTGATGGGGATGAGAGAAAACAAATAGATGTATGTTGTACCAAGCTAAGGCAAGTGGTAGAAAAAACTGGTGTAGGTTTAGTTATGGTTAGTCACTTAAGAAGGACGGATGGTAAGCCAGCAGAAGAAGGGGGAGACGTTAACTTGCAAAGTTTAAGAGGAAGTTCGAGCATAGCTCAGTTATCTGATTTAGTTATATGTGGCATCAGATCACAGCAAGACGAGGCAACATCAAACGAACTACAACTAAAAGTATTAAAGAATAGGCATAGCGGTACATTAGGTCGAGCTGACAAGCTCGAATACAACGAGAAAACTGGCAGACTATCTGCTTCCATTACTGATTTTTTATTATGACTTTATTAATTGACGGAGATCATCTAGCTTTTACAGCAGCTTGCGCAGTAGAGCAAGTAGTTGAATGGGATACTAATGTATGGACTACTCATTCTTTTTTAAGTGATGCAACTAAAGTAGTCGAAACAAAACTACAAGGCTTTATTGATATAGCCGAAGATAAAAATGTAGTGATGACATTTAGTTCTTATCCTACATTTAGACATGAAATATACCAGGACTACAAAGCAAACAGGATAACTAAGCGAAAGCCTACAGTATTTAAACCATTAATTGAATGGATGGAACAAGAATGGGAGTCAATAAGGTACGCTAATTGCGAAGGGGATGACGTACTTGGGATACTTGCTACATCAAAAGCCTATGATGATCCAGTAATAGTAAGTGTTGATAAAGATATGAGAACTATACCTTGCAAGCTACTAGCTGGAGACGACCTCGAACTAATAACTAAAAGACAAGCGGATAGAAACTGGATGAAGCAAGCGTGTAGCGGAGATCCAACTGACAATTATAAAGGTATTCCAGGTGTAGGTTTAGTAGGAGCTGACAAGATACTAGGAGATAGTATTAAGCTAGACGATATGTGGGAGAAGGTAGTGGAAGCATATAAGAAACAAAAGCTAACTTATGCTGACGCATTATTAAATGCCAGGCTGTCCAGGATACTACGTCAAGAAGATATTAATTTAAATACAGGCAAAATTAAATTGTGGTCGCCAAAGAAAAAATTATAAATCAAGAGAATTTTTTTTCTTTTTAGGAAAACCAGCTTGCATATTTTTATATGCCTCTGTAGAAATAGTGCTATCTTTTTTACTTCTACTTGTACCAGCTTTCTTTCTTTTGTTTATGTTGTAATACAAGCCTTTCTTAGCCATAGTAATTAAAGTAATATATGTATAACTTAGCATTGTTTATGGAAGCTGACGACCTATTCCCGCCTATTGATGAGGCATTAATTAAAAAGTTAAATGAGATATATCCAGAAAAATGTCCAGACATTGATACTAAAGATAGGCAGATTTGGTATAACGCAGGGCAACGAAGCGTGGTAAAAATGCTAATTTCCGTTTATGATGAGCAAAGTAACACGTTGCGGAGTTAGCTATGTGCGGAGGCGGAGGTCGTCCACCAGATAGAACGGACGAAATGCTTAAGGTACAGCGAGAACAAATCGCTGAACAAAAAAGACAGTACGAACAAACAAGAGCTGACCAACAAGCGAGGCAAGCAGAGCAAGAGAAGATAGCTACTGCTCCTTCTGCTCCACCACCTTCAGCTACAGCGCAACGTCCAGCAGCAGCGCTTGAGTTACCAGGAGGTAGTCCAGGTATAGGAGCTGCACAAACACGTAGAGGTTATGGTAGGAAAAGATTAAGAACAGATTTACTTTCTGGCTCAGGTTTACAAATACCCTAAATAAATGGAAGTCACACTTACAAGTGATTTAGATGCAACAGGAAAATCTTATTCTGAAATGGATAAGAAAGGAATTACTGTAGCGTCTAAGTACGAACAACAAAAATCTAAACGTAATCCTTATGCGGATATAGCAAGAAAGTGTGCAGATCTTACTATACCCTTTGAATTTCCAGACACACAATATTCTGGTTCAGCCAGGGGTCAGGTAAATACACCTCATCAAAGCGTAGGAGCAAGAGGTGTTTCTAATATTGCTAACAAGTTAGGTCTTAGTCTTTTCCCTCCCAACACAAGTATGTTTAAGTTGGAGATAGATGACTTAGCACTAAGACTCCAGGACGTTGATCCTCAACAAAAGACAGAACTAGATAGCGCTTGTGTAAAAGTAGAGTTAGCAGTTAATACAATGCTTGAAACATTATCTGCAAGAGCAGCGTTATATGAAGCATTTAAACAATTAGTTATTGCAGGGAATGTATTGCTATATGTAAACCCAACTGGTATTCGAGTATTGCACCTTGAAAGATATACAGTTACCAGAGATCCAATGGGTAATGTAGAAGAAATAATAATAGAAGAGGAAGTAAGTCCTAAATTACTTCCAAAAGGTTTTCTATCCCCTGCGGATGCAAAGCAATACGATAAGAATTATGGGAAGAAAGATGTAAAAATTTATACTTGCGTTAAATACAAAGATGATAAGTGTCATTGGTATCAAGAGGTAAAAGGTAAACCAGTTCCAGGAACTAATGGTATGAGTCCGAGGGAATGTAGTCCATTCATCCCACTACGTTTTCAATCAATGGACGGAGAGGACTACGGACGTTCATACATAGAGCAATGGTATGGCGACCTTTCTGCTCTTGATAATTTGTATCAGGCAGTATTGGAGGCCAGCGCAGCCATGAGTAAAATTTTATTTATGGTAAATCCTAATGGCACTACAAGGCCAAGAGCCTTAAGCAATGCTGAGAATGGAGCTATTATCCAGGGCAATGCTGCGGACGTTACAGTTCTACAAAGCCAGGGCAAGTTAAATGATATGAGCCTGGCAAACAATACTATAGATAGGATTGAAGCCAGGCTTGAGTTTGCTTTCTTGTTTAATAGTGCAGTACAAAGAAACGCTGAAAGAGTTACAGCCGAAGAGATACGTTATGTTGCCGAGTCGTTAGATGAAAGTCTAGCTGGTTTGTATTCTGTATTAACTCAAGAACTACAACTACCTTTAGTTCGTAGGTTGATATATATAATGCAAAGAACAAATAAAATACCTGACTTTCCTAAAGGAGAAGATGGAAAAGATTTGATGATGCCTAAGCCTGTAACTGGATTAGAAGCTGTAGGTAGAGGAGACGACAGAAATAAATTAATGGACTTTATTGGAGCTGCAACTGATACATTGGGTAAAGAGACAATAGAAAAATATATTAATATGGAAGAGGCATTAAGAAGGCTGGCAGCAAGTAGTTCTATTGATGTAACTAACTTAGTTAAGACTCCGCAACAGTTACAAGAAGAACAACAGGCAGCAGCTAAGGCGCAACAAGAAATGCAACAACAAGAAATGATGAGTAATATGATATCAAGCCCTGCTGCTGGTAAAATAGCAGACAATTTCACACAACCAGGTATGCCCTATGGCGCTCAAATCGAACCAGGAGGAGAAGGCGAGCAAGGAAACGCAGCCCTCCCCAACCTCAACAACATCCCAACCGCCACTTAGTAAAGCGGAAGTCACAACTGACTCTCCCGATCTCCCAAGAGAAATTACTATTACACCCGAAATGGTTGAGGAGTTCCAAAACAAAAATTAAATTATTATGCCAGAACCTATTACTATTGTTGACGAAGGCAAGCCTTCTTTATCTGATGATAACCAGGCTGCATTAGAAGAACTAAAGCAAGCTGAAGCTGACCTTGAAAAAGAAAATGCTGTAGCTGAAGAACAGCAGTTAATCGGAGGCGAGTTTCAATCTCAAGAAGATTTACTTGCTGCTTACCAGGAGTTAAAACAAAAGCAAGAACAAGTTGATACTCCAGGAGAACCACAAACTGCTCAAGAAATCTACGGAGAAACAGTTGGCAACAGGCTTGAAGAAGCTGGAGTTAACTATTCAAAGATGAATGAATACTGGCAAGAGAATGGAGAGATTACAGATAAGCATTATAAAGAGTTAGAGAAAGCTGGCTTTCCAAGAACATTAGTAGATACACATTTAGATGGTTTAAAAAATCAAGCTACTGTATTAGAGTCTGACCTTACAGCTATTAAGGAAACATACGGAGGCGAAGATGCTTTTACTGCTATGCAGTATTGGGCTAGAGATAACCTAACTGAAGCAGAAAAGGCAGCTTACTCTAGAGGTATCAATGGAGATTTAGAAACAGTTAAGCTAACTGTTGCTGGACTTCATGCCAGGTACAGTAATGCTGTAGGTAGTGAGCCTAATCTTATATCTGGTAAAGCTGCGACTTATTCAGCCGACAAGTTCGAAAGTACTGCTCAACTAGAAGAAGCAATGAATGATCCTAAGTACAAAAAAGATCCAGCGTTTAGAGCTAAGGTAGAGGAGAAGTTAAGTAGATCTAGTATATTTTAATCAGCAGCTTCGGCTGTATTTCCCTTATCTACCCATTCTTTGTATTCTAGATAATCAGCGTTATTTTCAGAAAGAGGGATGCTAAGTACTAATCCTTTTCTTTCTGTTAGTACGCAAGTTACTTTGCCATCTATGTTTTTAAATAGTTTATAAATTGGATCTGTTGGATATGCCATAATTATAACTCCGCATTTAATGCTAGTTTTGCACCACTATTAGTTTCAATCCATACATAGTCGCCTACATTTCCTCCCCCTGCATTTCCATTAGTAATAAATGTACCACTTTGAGCGTTGCCGTCATTAAAACCACTAAAATTGTTAAAGTTGTGGTTGTTTCCTAATCTGGTTCTAAATGTACCAGAACCACCACCAGTTCCATTTGTACTATTTACAGTAGGTTCAGCTCTCATTTCAACAGGGAATCTATATGGACAATAAATACTACTACCATTACTATACATTGTACCGCCTAAGCCACCTGTCTGACCTCCACCATTTGGGTGTCCAGACATTATCACTATCTGATAATAACGCATACAATCTGCAAGATCTTGGCTAATAAGTTTATGTTGAAAATTTGTGCATGAATCCCCTGCTTCTAATTGTATTCCTGTAATATGAAAGTTATTTGAAACTGAGTGCATTATGTTAGCTGTATGACCGGCAGCAGAGTCTGCATCTGCATGTGCAGTAAAAGTTGATCTTGATGTACCTGAGTTATAAGTACTGCCGGCGGATAACCACCAAAGAATAGTAAGACCTGTGCCATTATCATTATTTATGACTCCACTTGTATCTCCGGCAAAAGTAAATGTTTTTTTCTCCCAAGTATCTGGACTACTAATCGTGTAAGTTGCACTTACTTGTTTATAACTATTATCTGTCTGTTGTATATTTACAGCATAAGTACCAGTAACATTAGATCTAACGTAAAAACTAAGTGATATGGATTTAGCACTACTTGTTCCAAAAGCTAAACTTTGTAAATTTTGTCCTTCTATTCTATGTCTAATTGCAACGTATTGACCAGAACCAATACTTGTATCAGCAACATTAACAGTTAATTTATAACTTTTAGCAAACCCGTCAGGAGCAGTTGACGATTGGTCAACATTAAAATTAGTACTGTAAGGATGTATTAATCCAAATCTATCTAAAGTAATTTCATTGTTAGCAACGTTTTGATAAGTTGATTGCCCTCCATCGTACTGACCTCTTTGTGAGAGATTCATTGCTCCGTTAACTACAAAGTTGGTTGCTGTACCACTAGCAGGGAGGTTAGT